ATATACTTATGTGTGGGACAGGAGTGGGCTTCTCTGTTGAAAGAGAAAATGTAGATAAGTTGCCCACTATTGCTGAAAACTTTCATCAAAGCGATACAATTATAAACGTTGCAGATAGCCGAATGGGGTGGGCAAAAGCCTACAAAGAGTTGGTTGCACTGCTGTATTCTGGGCAGATTCCCACTTGGGATATAAGTCTTGTTAGACCTGCAGGAGCAAAGTTAAAAGTAATGGGTGGCAGAGCATCAGGACCAGGACCTCTTGTTGAGTTGTTTGATTTTACTATTAGCACCTTCAAGAAAGCTAGTGGCCGCAAACTATACCCAATAGAATGTCACGATATTATGTGTAAGGTTGGGCAAGTAGTTGTAGTCGGTGGTGTTAGAAGGTCTGCATTGATTAGCTTATCTAATCTTGGTGATGACCAGATGAGACATGCTAAGTCTGGAACGTGGTGGGAAACACAGGGTCAACGTGCGTTGGCAAACAACAGTGTATCTTACAAGAACAAACCAGAGATGGGTACGTTCATGCGTGAATGGGTATCATTGTACGAATCTAAATCTGGTGAGCGTGGCATGTTTAATCGTGAAGCATCAGACAAACAGGTTGCAAAAAATGGAAGAAGAGAAACAGGACATGCATGGGGTACTAATCCATGCTCTGAGATAATACTTAGACCTTATCAATTCTGTAATTTGTCAGAAGTAATAGTTCGTAGTGATGACACACTACAAGATTTAAAACGAAAAGTTCGTATGGCTACAATCTTAGGAACATTTCAATCAACATTAACTAACTTTAAATATTTGAGGAAGATATGGAAACAGAACACAGAGGAAGAAAGATTGTTAGGAGTATCATTAACTGGTATCATGGATCATCCAGTTTTATCAAAAACTACAGATTCTACCAGATGGCTAGAAGAAATGAAAGAAGAAGCAGTCCTTACAAATCAAGAGTATGCAAAACTACTGGGTATCCCTCAGAGTGCAGCGATAACTTGTGTCAAGCCCTCAGGTACTGTGTCGCAATTGACTAACTCTGCCAGTGGCATACATGCTAGGCACAGCCCATATTACATAAGAACAGTAAGGGCAGATAACAATGATCCTCTTACAAAGCTTATGAAAGATGAAGGTGTAGTCAGTGAACCAGATGTGATGAAACCTGAATACACAACTGTCTTTTCTTTTCCTACACGATCTCCTGTAGATGCAGTCGTAAGATCAGAAGTGTCAGCCATAGAACAATTAGAGCTATGGAAAATTTACGCACAGAAATGGTGTGAGCATAAACCATCTATAACTGTTACAGTAAAAGAAACTGAGTGGATGGATGTAGGTGCATGGGTGTATAAGAACTTTGATATTATATCTGGCATATCCTTCTTACCTTATGACGATCATACGTATCAACAAGCACCTTATCAGGATTGTGGAAAGGGAGAGTATGCATCCATGTTGTTACGCACACCGACAGAGATTGACTTTAGCAAGTTATCGTTGTATGAAAAAGAAGACACAACAAGTGGCAGTAAGGAATTAGCTTGTACTGCAGATGCTTGTGAAGTTGTAGATATTGGAGAAGTTGCATGATAGAACTAGAGATTTCTGGTGATCAATTTATAAGAGCCAGAAAGAAAGCTATCGACATGGGTACGATAGCAAACTCTATCACAAATGGTGGGGGAAATTTAGCAGGGTTTATAGGTGAGATAGTTGTTACAGACTACATTGATGCAGAAGAAAACAATACCTATGATTATGATATAGTTGATAAGGTAGGCAACAAGATAGATGTTAAAACAAAACGTTGTAACTCTGAACCCAAACCCCACTACGATTGTAGCATCGCTGCACATGGAACAAAACAAGACTGTGACATGTATGTGTTTGTTCGTGTACTAAATAACTTTTCTAAGGCTTGGATCTTAGGTAAGATTATGAAAGATAAATATTTTAAAAAGGCAACCTATCATAAGAAAGGTGAGCTAGATGAGGACAACAAATTTAGATACAAAACAAATTGTTATAATGTTAGAATATCTGATTTAGATACAGTATATGGCACAAAATAAATTAGCAGAATTATTTTCATTTAAAGCATGTCTTAACCAAGATGGTAAAGTAGACATACGTATGGAATCTGTAGACCCAGAAGAATTGATCAGGGTCATGGAGCATGGTCTTCCACAATATGAAGGCACATTTAAATTAGCATCTCTTGTGCGTTATTTAAAAACGTCAGGTGATGAGATGTTAAACAAATCAACAATATATACACATTGAGGTAACTATGGCTGAAGAAGAAGCTAAAGAAATAAAAGAAGGCATGACCTTTGAACAAGTAAAAACTATGATTGTAGGTTCAGAAGAGAAAGTTTCTCTGTTAAATCTATTTACCGGGCTTATAAATGAAAATGCTCGTTTAAAATCACAAGTAGATGAGCTAAATAAGCCAAAACCTACACAGTCAAGTTCTTAAAATAACTAGAGGGGTAGAGTGATTTCTCTGGTGCAATCATACTAGAGCATATCCTTCTACCCCTCTCAGGGTCTTTATACAGAGATGTTTTTTAGTAACATCTACTTTTTTTTCATTTTACCACCGTATTTCATTCCCATCATACCCATAGCAGTTTTGTTCTTCTTATCTTGCATCATGCCAGATCCCATAGATGACATCATGCCGCCACCCATCATTTTTTTAGTAGGCATGGATGAACCACCATACATCATAGGCTTTCTTACGATTGAGTTTTTACTATATGTTTTCATTTTTCTTCTCCCTTATTTAATTCAAACATTTCTGAAGGTGAGGTTAATAAGCTAACCTTACCCTTTGCTACTAATTCTGAAAATACAAACTCTTGTAATCTCGGAATTATTGATCTAATCTTATTAACATCAAATCCTTTTGGATCAGTCATTAATTCTGCAAAGACTGCTGACACTTCTTTGTCTTGCAACACAACTCTTGTAATTTCTATATTGTTTGTTGACGCAATTCTTAGAAGCATTTCTGCTGTAACGTAGGCTGGACTAACCATACCTCTTGCTAAGTTAAAAGCCCTACTAATTATTTCATTAGGGCTAATTGGTCGTGTTAAACCCCCCATGCCTGTTCCTCTTAAAGACCTGTACTCATTAGCACTTATCTCTCTGTGGATTGCATCAAGAATTGTATTAGAATCTTGGACGTGCTTACTTCCTAATATTTCTGTAGCTATTTCCTGAATGTTATCTTTTCTAAATTCATCGATAAAAGCTAAAGGATTATCAAATACTTTTATTGGAACTAAATTACCATCTAAATCCGTAATTTGAATAGGCTCTAACCTATATTTAGATTTATCAAACAACCCACTCACTAATGCGTTTACAGCCGTATCATCAAATTGTTGTTTTGTCATTACACTGTCTAGCTGTTCAGGACCAGCTTGAGCACCTTTTGTAAACAAGTCTCTCATTATAGCAAATCGACTGCCTGTTCCGTTTGATATATAGTTTTCATAAAACGCTTGATACCCTTTTCCATCAGAACCATTGATAGCCGTGTTTAAAGTTTGCATAGCTTCATCTTCAAGTTTAGATTTTCTTGTTTGGCTAGCAACTTTAGATTGACTTTTAAATGTTTTAAATTGATCATTTAAAGATTTAAAAGATTCTGCACCTTCTTGAAACCCTGTTACAATTTTTGAAATATCTCTTTCTTTCATTAGCATGTTGTCTAAATTTATTAACTTAACAGATCTAATGCTTCCATCTGGTAACTTTACAGGTATGTTAAAAGCCTGTTGTAATTCTGACATTTGATCTTCTAAAATATCACGAATCTTTTCTACATTCTCTTTTGTAGCTGTAAACTTTGGAAGGTTAACATCTGCCAGTATGCCTGATCCTTGTCGTGTAAGTGCAGATGTAGTTGCTTTTTCGTAAGAGTTAAGTCTCATCTCGCTCCATTTTTGATAGACCCTTGCTTCTAAAACCTGTCTTAACAATTTAAATTTTGAAGAACCTAAAGTGTCTGCCCCTAATCCCATACGATCAGGTGCGTTTGGGTTGCTTCCACCTAATCGTATTCCGTAGGTTGGATTGCCAGATCCATCGTCAATTCGATCACCAAAAGCAACCATTAATTTTTTAACACTTCCTTGTAGATTAGAAAAGCTAGTTTCATCAGGAGATTGAGCGTGTTTTAACATATCATTTGTTAAATTATCAAACCAAACTCTAGGACTCTGTTCTTGACCTTTACTGTTCTTTGCATATTTAAAACTAAGAGCAACATCAGCATTTGGATTCTCATTAAGTATCTGTAGTCTGTTATCTACAGCATTGACATCAGGGTTTTTTCTTATAACAGATTTTTTTATCTCTGTCATTAGCTCCCCTTTGTCCGTAGGTAAAAAAACTTCAGTTTGATAAATCTTTCTTGCTTCAGCTAACTCTGGAAAATTTGCAGAGTTTGTTTCTAAAAATTCATTAAGGTTGTCTGCAAATGCCCCTATTCTTGATCCTACTGGATCTTTAGAATCATAACCAAATGATATATCCCTAAAGAATTTACGCAGTTCTTCAACCTCATAAAAACTAGTTTCCATATTTGGCATATTTTCTAAGCCCTCTATACCTAAATCCTTTTGTTGTTCTGGATCTCTGAGCATAAAGTACATCTGCGTATCTGTAGGAGTTCTGCCAAATTCATCATAATAAGCCACTCTAAATTCTTGCAAATCTTTGTTATTAAAAACTTTTCTAAGAGAGTCACCTGCTATGTTATTCATAACTCTTAATAATTTTTTACCGTGTGTTGATCTAGAAAAAGATCCGTCTACACCAAAAGCAAAATTTATTCTTTCTTTTGATAGTCTTGCGTAATCGTCAAAAAAGTTTTGGGCAAGGTCTGTTATATCGGCTGGTTCATTTCTTAATAGAGAATCTACTTTTGAGTATGCTAACTTACCTCTTGCATACATTTCGTTGTATTTTAAATAATATAATTTTTCTG